ACAAAGTTCCTGTTACAACTCTAGAAAATACTCTTGAAGCCCTTTGCGACGAAGTTATAAGAGTGTTTCTCATTTTACTTTCAAGCGATCCTGACGATGATGATACTCCTCACTCTGACCCAGCCCCAGTTGACTGGGTGGAGGAGGAAATAGTGGCAGTTGAACTTCCCATTGATGAGACTCTCTGGGATGACCTCACTCCGAAGCAGAAGAAAATTTTCATTAAGGACTGGGTCGCTGATTTTATGGCCAACACTGATTGCACAAAGTCAGTTGCCAAGATGCAGTTTGAGCAGTGGCTGAATCAGGAAGCCCAGTATGCAAGAGATGAATATATCTTGTGTCGTCGGTCAAGGGAGAATGGCTAATGGATGCTAGGATGGAGGCTTGGGAAGCTCATGTCGAAGAGTCTAAGGAACTCGGCATAGCTCCAATGGCATGGGAAACTTTTAAAAGGTGGACCATCGCCGAGGAACATTTTGAGAAAGGAAATAAAAATGAAAGTTGACATCAAGCAGGATGTGACCAATCGCATAATGGCTCGGCTGGAGAATGTGAATGATTTTGAGATGCCGTTTGCAAGTTTTCAGTCAAAGAATATTGCGAGCGATAAATTTTATCGTGGCATTAATATTATGCTGCTGGCATTCGCTCCTTACAATTCTCCTTACTGGGGAACCTACAAACAGTGGACTTCAAAAGGTGCTCAGGTACGCACAGGTGAAAAAGCTACTCACATCGTCTTCTGGAAAATGCGTAAAGTAAAAGAGGAAGATGAAAATGGTGAAGAGGTCGAAAAGACAATTCCTCTTTCTCGCTACTATCCGGTCTTCAATGCCGAGCAGGTTGACGGCTGGGATGCTCCTGACAATGGGATGGTAGATGAAACTGAAATCATTTCTTCAGCTGATTGTTTCTTCGCTCGGCTTGGCATGAAAGTTGAAACTAGGAATGAAGGTCGTGCCTGTTACAAACCTCTGGATGATGAAATTCAGATGCCACCTCGTCAGGCTTTCAATGCGACTAAAACTTCTTCAGCTACTGAGGCTTATTATAGTACACTCGCTCATGAATGTACTCATGCCACTGGCCACAAGGAGCGTTGCGATAGGGAAATGAATTCCTATGCCGCTGAAGAGCTGGTAGCGGAAATTGGTGCAGCGATGTTGTGCGGTCAGCTGGGAATCTCTAATGAGATGAGGGATGATCATGTGGCCTATATTAAGAGCTGGCTGAAGGCTCTGAACAATGACAAGAGCTTCATCTTCAAGGCAGCATCTAAAGCACAGGAGGCTGTAGACTGGATGGAGACTAAACAGGTGGTGCTGAAAAAAGCAGCTTAACTTTTGAATGAAAGTAAACTATACTAATTGCGGAGCTCCCTTTTTCCTCCCTGTTAGGAGTTCCTAAACTAGCCCAGAGGAAACTTTGGGCTTTCTTTTTTTCTCAATTTAAGGTAATTAACTTTTTTAACAGTTAGCTACTGGAAACAAAGCTCTTGCAGGACATTTAACTATGCCAGAGAACCCGAAAAAGAAACGTGGTCGTCCAAGAAAGAAACCTGATCCTAAGGTGCAGGTTCAGCGTCCCATAGATGATGGCCCTAGGAACTCTCATCTGAAATGGGATGGCAAAAAAACTAACCAGATTAATTTTGATGGTCGGTTCAGTAGTGTTGAGCCTTTGAAGAACCAACAGGCAGGACGCAAAGGTCCATACAAATGGAACCACCGTGCGTTGGTAAACTGGATCATGGGCCAAGCTGATCCTGCTGGGTTCCTAGCTTCAGTGATGGCTGGCAATGAAATGTTTCCTGTTTACGCTCAAGACGAAGAGGGGAATGTTATGCATGTTGGCAAGATATGCGCTGACCCTGAGCTTAGAGTCTTGGCTGCCAAAACTCTTCTAGGCAAATGCGTCCCAGACCTGAAGGCAGTTGAGATTAACCAAACAGTTGAAGAACGAAAAATTATTGACATAAGTGCACTGAGCAACGATGACCTTACCACCATTGAGCGAGTTCTTGAACACGCTGTCATTGACGGAGATCCGAGCGGAGAAAATGCGTCGATCCCTGAAGCAGTTCATACAGGACTCATGGAAGATAATAGAGCCAGGACGTAATTTCTACGACAACTGGCACATTGATGCGATCTGTGAATATTTACAGGCGGTCGTTGATGGTGACATTCGTCGCTTAATAATTAACATTCCGCCACGTCATATGAAAAGCATCACTGCGTCGGTAGCTCTGCCAGCGTGGACGTGGACTAAGTTTCCTGAAAAAAGATTCTTGTTTGCTTCCTATGCCAATTCACTTTCCATCCGTGATTCAGTTAAGTGTCGGCGTGTGCTAGACTCACCATGGTACAAAACTCATTTTGGTGATTCATTTAAACTGACCTCGGATCAGAACCAGAAGCAAAGATTTGATAACGACAAGACTGGTTACAGGATAGCAACCTCGGTTGATGGCGCACTGACTGGTGAAGGTGGTGATATAATCGTCATAGACGACCCACACAACGTGCGTGAGGCAGAGAGCTCCTTGGTGCGTGAAGGAGTGCTTGACTGGTGGGATCAGGCTATGCAGACGCGTCTTAATGACCCTAAGACAGGTGCCTTTGTTTTAATTATGCAGCGTGTTCACGAGGTTGATCTGACAGGCCACATTCTTTCTAATGACGTCAACCATGAGTGGGAGCATTTGTGTTTGCCTGCACGCTATGAGCCTGACCATCCATCGGTTATTGCGAAGACTGCCAGTGATATAGATCCAAGGAAAAAACGTGGCGAGCTTTTATGGCCTGAAAGAATTGATGAATACACGCTGTCAAATCTAGAGCGTTCATTGGGCGAGTATGCAGCCGCTGGTCAGCTTCAGCAACGTCCAATGCCACGTGGCGGAACCATTCTCAAGTCCAAATGGTGGCGAGAATGGGAGAAGGAAGAGTTGCCAGATATTGAATATGTGATCCAATCTTGGGACACAGCCTACTCGACGAAAGAAAAAAGCAGTTATTCAGCACGAACCACATGGGCAGTTTTTATGTTTGAGAATGCATGGAATGCTATTGTCATTGATTGCTGGTATGATCGGGTTTCCTATCCTGATCTTAGACGTGAGGCACAGGACGCATACAAAGCCTATGAGCCGGATGCAGTGTTAATTGAGAAGAAGGCCAGTGGCCAGAGCCTCATTCAAGATCTGCGCATGGCTGGCGTCCCTGTCCTAGAATATATGCCTGATAGAGACAAGGAGGCTCGTGCCCATGCAGCATCAGCTTTATTAGAAGATGGAAGAATTTGGTTTCCTTCTGACAAAAAATGGGCTAAAGATTTAATAAGTATTTGTGCAGCCTTTCCAGCTGGCGAGAATGACGATATAGTAGACACCTGTACACAGGCTTGGTTGAGGTTGCGAAAGGGATGGTTCTTGACACACTCTGAAGATTGGGAAGATGAGGAAGAACCTGAAAAAGAGAGGAAAGTAATGTATGGCTAGAGATCCTGCTGCGATCATTCCTTTTTCTGATGGTGCTCCTGGCGACACGTTGAAAGTCGAAGAGCTCACTGATGGGAATGTTCTGATTGGTGAGCCTGAGCAAACTGTTGATGAACCATCATCTGATTTTGAAGCGAACCTTGTCAGCGAGCTTTCGGAGGAAGATTTAAAAAGCACCGCGTCTGAATTGATAGACTATTATCAGACAGACAAGGCAGGACGCAACGAGTGGGAGGAGAGATATAAAGATGGTCTTAAGACTCTAGACATAGATGGCAATCTCTTAGACGACGATGAGAATCGCGCGGTCAAAGGTCTAAGCCAAGTTGTCCACCCCATAATAGCTGAAGCAGCAACGCAATTTCAAGCTCGTGCTATAGCTGAACTCTATCCTGCTGATGGCCCTGTACGAACAGTTATAATTGGCGAGGCTGATGATGAGTTAGAAGAGCAAGCCACTCGTGTCAAGGAATATATGAATTACCAGATCATTGAGGAGATGCCAGAGTTCTTTCCTGATCTTGATAAAATGCTTTTTCATTTACCGCTGGTTGGTCAGACTTTTAAAAAGATCTGGTATGACCCATCAATGGATCGTCTAACAGCACGATTTGTTGAAGCTGAAGACTTTGTAGTGTCCCCTGATAGCACGGATCTACGCACATCGCCACGTTATACTCAGATCATCAAGCTCTCACGCAATGACTATAATCGGTTTGTTCAGGCTGGTTATTATGAACCATTGAGTAATAATGAAGGTGGGAGCGACGTTACAACTCCGGACACAGTTGAGTCTATTGAGGGCATTTCACCTTATGGCTCTGAGCAGGATGACAAGACTGTTGTCCTTTTGGAGATGCATTCCTATTATATGTTTGATGGTTTAGATGGCGGAGATCCTTCCGACCCAGACGCAGTAGCATTGCCCTATGTCATAACCATTGAGCAGGAGAGCCAGACAATTGTTTCTATTCGCCGCAACTGGCATGAGGACGATGACAAGCAAGAGAAGCGTGAATGGTTTGTGGAGTATAAGTTTCTTCCTGGCCTAGGATTCTATGGCTTTGGCCTTTATCATATTATCGGTGGGCTAGGTAAAGTTGCTACAGGGTCATTAAGAGCTTTGCTTGACTCGGCTGCATTTGCTAATATGCAAGGTGGTTTCAAGCTCAAAGGTCGTGTTCCTGGTGGGGAGATGGATATTGCTCCAGGTGAATTTGTTGATCTAGACGCAGTCGTTGACGACGTTAAGAAGGCAGTTATGCCTTTGCCTTTCAAAGAACCATCCGCAACTCTTTTTCAGTTGTTAGGTTTCGTTGTTGACTCAGCTCAGAGATTTGCTGCCATAGCTGACTTGAATGTTGGCGAGGCAAATAATAATGCACCAGTGGGAACTACGATTGCTTTAATTGAGCAAGGTTCACGTATATTTAGCGCGGTCCACAAACGTCTGCACAACTCTCAGTCAAAAGAGTTCCGTTTAATGATGGAGCTAGACTCCCTGCACCTCCCTGATGAGATGCCGTTTGCTTCCTCTGGTGCAGCCTCCGTTATCTATAGGAAAGATTTTGATGACCGGATTGATGTTATTCCTGTTTCAGATCCGAATA